AACATCGAGGCTAGATATGCGAGTGTGGAGGGCTCCATTTTGACAGCTGATCCCTTCGTTATGCCTGGCGTGACGGGGGTGGTGTGCAGAATCGCTCCTACTGCACTCGTCGTGCTCCACGTGATGTTGTCCTTGTAGATGCATGATTTTGATGCAACATACTTGATGTCCATTTCATCCAATTCTGTCGAGAAAATTCCATTGTCATAGGTCAGTCCGTTGTCAGGCATGGCACCAAGTTTTGTTGAGAGGTCAATGCCATCAGCGTTGGTGTATCCCTTTGCAGTGATATTTGAGTAGGGGCAATTCTTGTCCAGATTGGTCGGTTTGTTCCATCCGAATGTAGAGGCAACGCCTTCAACTGCACGTGAAACCCATTCGACGGGCCGGACCCAAGGGCCTAGCACGGGTATGTTTCCAAGTGCACTTGAAGCAGTAGCCACTGCTCCTGCCATTCCAGAGATGGAAGGTCCTGATGTGGCAGAGTGCTCCTCTGATTTTCCAACTTGTGCCACAAGCTCCTCCTCTTCCTCCTCGGGTTTCGGTTTCTTGACCGGGCGGGATGTCGGCATGGCAAGCTCAATGTCCTCAAACCAGGCAAAGATGCTGAATGTTGCCCCAGATCCGGTAGCGACTGGTGTAGTGCCAGAACGGATCTTGTTGATGGGAACAATGAACATCTCTCCCATGTTGGAATGGGTGTCAATGAGATTGTAATGCGACAGCGGTGCACAGTAAGGTATCTTGATCTCTACTGGTGCATTTGAGGCCAGGTCAATCTCCACGCCGGGGTATCCGGTGCAGTTGGGCAGGGAATCCAGACGGGCTGATCGGTTCGAAATAGCGTCATAGGGGGCGAAGAACATCCAATATTTTCCACTCTGGAATGGGGTCGCATTGAAGACAAGTCGAATTTTGACGTTTGCTCTGAAGAAGGTGAAGTAGTCCAATTTGTGGATGACATTTGTCGATGCTAAGAGAATCACATCGGGGAATTTCAGTTTCAAGCTCGTGAATGAGCTGTCGAACTCGCCGGTTTTAACTTTGACAGGTCTCTTCAAAACCGCATGAATATCATGCAATTTATCATCTTCCGCTATCTTTGTCCACGCGGCTACTGAAGACATCATTGGCTTCTCGTACTCCTCGATGCTAACGTCGTCCACAAAAGTCGTAATCTGTTGCGTGTTGGTCTCTGATCCTAATTCTGACATTTCTGTGTGTTGATTCATGGCAATTGTTTGAGTTGTAAAACTTCCAGACGCACAATTAAACTAGTCTGGTTTAAACCACCGAATTGATAGCCTATATTTTGAGTGGCACACATCAATAAATAGATTCTAAAACGAATCTCCACTTACTCTGCGGGGAGAAAAGTCTAAAACGAGTTTCCACATATTCCCACAGAATAACCACGGACCGGGATTTGCTGCTCTGCTCCTTGCGGTGATTAGAGAGAGCCCCTAGCCGTGGTTTTCCTACGCGAGCGAACACGCCGCCAAACGTCCATACTTCCTAGCTTCGACTTCGCGATACTCGTCGAAAGTCAGGAAGAGTGGGCGCTCGGTAAACGAGTGGCTCACGGCGCGGTATTTCCTAATCCAGTGTTCAAAGACTTCGCGTCCATGGAGGGTAAGCTCGAATGCGCTGGTCTGCATATTCTCTGTCGTGGCCTCCTCCTGGTCAAAGTCAGTCCGTATCCAGTTTATCATTTCCAGCACGACTCCAAGGTCCAATGGGGCAATAAATTGCTTTTCCTCCTCGCTGTATGTGAATGTTCGCTTGAGGTAAGAGATTTCGCCAATGCTTCTGTAGGGAATCATCTCGCCAGTCTTGGCCTCATCCGTGTACGTCATTCCAATTGTGGCATACCCCTCAGCAATTGTGATCTGGTTGAAAACCTCAATCACAGCATCTGAGATGTTGACACAATTGTCATCGCCGTACGACACCATCGCCACATGCTCGTTGAAGGCTTTCATTGTCTGCAGTTCTGGGGGAACGACGACAAGCCACACGTAGCGCATGGAGATGGAGTTGAACAGTGAGTTCAAGATGGCGGTGATTGGACACCCTGAAGGCTGTCCGTGGGTCCAGAAGTAGATGACACCCCCCACAATGTGGATGGAGTTAACAATCTCCTTCCAGAGCACCCTCCGGATCGTGAAGTTCTCCTCGCCGTCATCGTAGAAAGCGTTCACTATCTCAACGACATCCGCGAGGATCTGGAGAAGCAATGTCCCATCGAAGTTCTTGAAGTCTCCTGCAATGACTTTCCATCCTTTGCTGGTTAATCTCTTCGCGGTCTTCGTCCAGTCGTAAGAGTAGACGTTCGTGCCGATAGAGATCTCATTGTCGATACGATTCTTCGCACAATGAGCAGCAAAGCCTAGAAAGTACTTACGGAAAACCAACGTGTAGTCTATTGGTCCCGCAGAGAACACTCTAGTCTTCCCGATACGCACCTTTTCCAAAGGGCGCCGTTCATCCTTGAGGGTGTCGCTCCAGATTGCAGGTGTGCGTTCGTTGTTAGCCGCTCGCGCTTCGATCTCTGCCATGCGCTTCTGCAGCTCAGGGTCCAGTTCGTACTCCTCGGAGCCCAGCCATCTCGTTTT